CGTTGCAGGCAAGCAACGATTATCAATGTTGAGAAAGAATGTTTATGGTTCATATAAACCTCCTCGCCTCTATGACATTGTTAAAAAGAATGTCGGCGTTGGCCTTTACACACCGGAACTTTTAGAATGGTATAGCGAAGATGAATGGGATAAGATGGATGCTATCATTGACCATTCTAAAGATGAAAATTATTCTTACGCTGCTATTGAGCAGTTAATTGAAAAGTACCTTGTTCGTAACCGTGCTAATAAAACTATCTATGAAACACCTCAAGTACGTTACATGATCGCTGCCGCAACCGTTATGCATAAAGAAGAACCGCAGCGTACTCGTTTAAAATATATTAGGGAGTATTACAATGCTTCAAGCGATGGCTTATTCACTCTTGCTACACCTGTCCTTGCTGGGCTTGGCACTCCTACCAAACAGTTTTCCAGTTGCGTTCTTATCCGTAGCGATGATGACCTCGATTCTATTTTTGCCTCAGGCGAGATGATGGCCAAGTATGCCAGCAAACGTGCAGGCATTGGTTTAGAGATTGGAAGACTACGTCCATTAGGATCGCCTATTCGAGGCGGGGAAATCATGCACACTGGCATGATTCCATTCTTGAAGAAATGGTTTGGCGACTTGCGTAGTTGTAGCCAAGGTGGCATTCGTAATGCGAGTGCTACTGTATTCTATCCTATTTGGCATTACCAGTTCGATGACCTTATTGTACTAAAGAACAACCAAGGTACTGACGAAACTCGTGTTCGTCACATGGACTACGGTGTTGTACTCAATGCATTCTTTTGGCGCCGCTTTAAAGATCAAGGTGACATTACATTCTTTGATCCAAACGAAGTACCAGAACTATACGAAGCGTTCTATAACAACACAGAAGAGTTTGAGCGTTTATATGTAAAATACGAAAAACGTTCTGACCTACGTAAGAAAACTATGAGTGCTGAAGAAGTATTCAAGAGCGGCATTTTAAAAGAACGTACAGACACAGGGCGTATCTATCTTGTGTTTGTAGACAATGTTATGAACCAAGGACCGTTTGATCCTGAGTATCATACAATCTACCAAAGCAACCTATGTTGTGAGATCTTATTACCAACTCGTCCATTTAAACGATTAGACGATGACGAGGGACGTATAGCGTTATGTACACTGGGATCAATCAACTGGGGTGCTTTCCGTAATCCAGAAGATATGAAACGTGCCTGCCGTATTTTAAATCGCAGCCTTAACAACATCTTAGATTATCAAGACTTCTTGTCTATCCAGTCTAAGTTAAGTAATGAAGAAATCCGCCCATTAGGTATCGGTGTTACTAACTTAGCATACTGGCACGCCAAACGTGGGTTACAGTATGGAGAAGAAGAAGCACTTGCTGAGGTTAAAGAGTGGATGGAGCATCAAGCATACTACCTAACAGAAGCAAGTGTTGAACTTGCTGAAGAACGTGGTGCTTGTGGTGATAGTGATAAGACTTGGTACGGCAAAGGAGTATTTCCTTGGGAACGCAGAGCAGAAGGTGTTAATGAACTAACTGACTTTACTCCAAGTAAAGAACTTGATTGGGAAGGACTACGTGCTGAGATGAAAGAACATGGTGTACGCAATGCTACACTAATGGCTATTGCTCCAGTTGAAAGTAGTTCTGTTGTTATCAACTCAACTAACGGTATCGAGATGCCAATGAGTTTGATTACTGTTAAGGAATCAAAAGCAGGTTCATTTACACAAGTTGCCCCAGACTTTCATATTAACAGAGTGCGTAAAGCATATCAGTTGATGTGGGAACAAACTGATTGTGTTGAGTATCTTAAAACAGCGGCAGTGTTGGCTGCTTATGTAGATCAAAGTATTTCAACTAATACATTCTACAATCCAGCACACTTTGAAAATAGAAAAGTACCAACCACACTTATTGCTACTAACTTGATGTTAGCACACAAATGGGGTATTAAAACATTCTACTACAGCCTAATTAACAAAGCAGGCTCTAAAGCAGAAACTGTCAACGGTATTGAGTTTAACGATAACGCAGGCATCCCAACAGCAAATGGTCATTCTAACGGTCACGTAAATGGTTTCCAACCATACAAACTCGAAGACGATTGTGAAGCCTGTAAATTATAAGAGGGAATAATGAGTAAAGAACAATATGATTTAAAAACTAAAACAGATTACCTTAACCGTAATATGTTTCTTGACGAAGCAGGTCCTGTGACTATTCAGCGTTTTGAAGAAGTTAAGTATCCTAAGATTCAAGACTTTGAAACCACGGCACGTGGTTTCTTTTGGGTACCAGAAGAGATCAGTCTAACAAAAGATGCGGCAGACTTTAAAGATGCAAGTGATGCAGTTAAGCACATCTTCACTTCAAACTTGTTGCGTCAGACTGCATTAGATAGTTTACAAGGTCGAGCTCCAAGTCAGGTGTTTACTCCAGTTGTTAGTTTGCCAGAACTTGAAGCACTTGTCTATAACTGGACGTTCTTTGAAACTAATATTCACTCACGCTCTTATAGCCACATTATTCGTAACATCTATAATGTTCCTAAAGAAATCTTTAATACTATCCATGAAACAGATGAAATTATTAGCATGGCAAGTACTATTGGTGAGTACTATGACAAACTTCATGTTACTAATATGAAGAAAGAAATGGGTCATAAAGTTGAAGAACACGATCACATCAAAGCGATCTGGTTAGCACTACACGCATCATACGGACTTGAAGCATTCCGCTTTATGGTTTCGTTTGCTACAAGTCTTGCTATGGTAGAGAATAAAATCTTTATTGGTAACGGTAACATTATCAGTCTTATTCTACAAGATGAGTTGCTACACAAGGGGTGGACTGCTTACCTGATTAATCAAGTAGTTAAAGAGGACGGCCGCTTTAAGAAAGTAGCAGCCGAATGCGAAGAAGAAGTTTATGCTATGTACGAAGATGTTATTCGTGAAGAAAAAGAGTGGGCAAACTACTTGTTCCAAAAAGGTCCAGTTATTGGACTTAATGCTGAAATCTTAAAAGAGTTTGTCGACTATACAGCAAAAACTTCTTTGAAAGATATTGGTATTAAGTATAGAGGAAATGCTCCAAAGACAACCCCTATTCCGTGGTTCAACAAGCATAGTGATACACATAAGAAACAAACGGCTCTACAAGAAAACGAGTCAGTAAATTATGTTATTGGTGTAATGTCAGAAACTTTAGACTACGACGCACTGCCAACTATATAATTTATACCAAGAGGAAACTATGAACGAATTTAACCCACACTCTGTTAATGACATTATCGTTGTCGGTGGCGGAACCGCCGGACTTGTAACAGCACTAATTGTAAGACGTGCAAACCCACACATTAATATAAAAGTATTAGAATCGTCAGACATTGGCATTATTGGTGTTGGAGAAGGCTCAACAGAACACTGGAATGAATTTATGATTGGGTTAGGCCTGGACATGGGAGAGATGTTTAGAGAAACTGACGCTACATTTAAAACTGGAATTAAATTTAAAAATTGGAACGGTGACGGCGACCATTATTGGCACCAAGTTGTTTCTCCTTACGATAGTGAATTTATAAATTATGTTCCATCGTATTATACCTACATTATTGCTGAAGGTATGCACAATGAAAAGATGTCTGCAGAGAACTTTGTAAATTGTAGGTTTATACCAGATATTCATTCTACTAATCAGTTTCATTTTGATACCTTTAAATTAAATCAATGGTTGCATAAGAAGTGCAGAGCAAAAGGTATTGAATTCATTGATGCAATTGTAGAAAATGTAAACTTAGATGAAAGAGGTTACGTAAGAGAATTAGTTGATTCTAATCATAATGCTTATCAAGCAGACTTCTTCATTGATGCATCTGGCTTCAACAGAGTTATTATGAAACACTTGGGAGCAAAATGGTATGATGTTGACGATAAGTTACCTATGAATCATGCTATTGCGTTTCCAACAGGATACCTTGAAGATATTCCTTCACATACCACATCAACTGCATTATCGTCAGGCTGGTTGTGGAATATTCCTACACAACAACGTCAAGGAAACGGCTATGTTTTTTGTGATGAATTTATTTCAGTTGACCAGGCAGTAAATGAAGTTGAAGAACATCTTGGACACAAAATTGATGTAGCAAAGGATATTAAATTTAAAGCAGGAAGACTTGAAAAGCCATTAATTAAAAACTGTCTTGCAGTTGGTTTAGCAAGTATGTTTGTCGAACCATTAGAAGCCAGTAGCATTGGTTGTACATTACAGCAAGCGTTTGTATTTTCAAATATGCTCCATACATATGTTAAAGGAACTACTGTAATGGAGAATAGATATAATAAAATATTAGACGGCGTCTTTGATAATATTATTGATTTTATTCAAATTCATTATCTTACAAAACGTAACGATACAGAATTTTGGAAAGCAAAAGATAGTTTGATCACACTTACTGATTTCAATAAAGAAACGCTTGAAGTATTCAAACACACAATGCCAAATAAATTTAATTTAGAAGAAAATTATTTTATGTTCCGTGCTTCAAATTGGATACAGGTAATGCACGGTCTTGGTATGTTTAATCAAGATAGTATTAGAAAGATGTGGGAGAAGCAACCCGAGTATGCAAGATTAGATATCGCTGCTCAATATATGAGAACGCAATATCAAGATAACGAAATGGCAACTATGAAACATAGAGATCATATTGAAGCATACAAAGGAATGATAATGAAATACGGAAGTTACAATACTCAAGCAGAATTAGAAAGAGAAATTGAAAAATCAAATAGAGAATTTGATTACGAAAAAATGACAGGACAACAATAAGAGGACAACAATGGAAACAATTGTATGGAGTAAACCAATGTGCCCATTTTGCGACAAAGCAAAAGCACTTTTAAAAAAGAAAGGTATTAACTTTGAAGAAAGACTTCTTGGTTCAGATTGGACAAAAGAACAACTACTCGAAGCAGTGCCTACAGCAAGATCTGTACCACAAGTATTCTTAAAAGGTGAATACATTGGCGGGTTTAATGAACTTGAAAAACATTTTGGAGATCTATAATGTTATTAGAATTACCGTACAAAGTAGGTGATACTGTATCAATTAAACTGTCATCAGGCGAAGAACTCATCGCAAAACTTACAGACGAAACCGCTGATAAGATTGTATTAGAAAAGCCATTAACACTTGTAGCACAACAACAAGGCATCGGATTGGCTCCTTTCATGTTTACCGTTAGTCCGGATGCAAAATTAAATATTAATATGAAAAATGTTATTTGTATGAATAAGACCATTGAAGAAATGGCTAAACAGTACACAAGTCAAACAACAGGAATTGCTCTGTAACAATGGGGAAGCAAATTCACAGGCACGGTGACGGACGCTCCTGTGGAGCAACAACTGTTGTTAGTGGACAGGGAGATGTCTTCGCTAATGAAAAGTTAGTCGCTGTTGACGGCGACCAGAATACACACGGTGGCGGACCGCTCTCGTCAGGTGCAAATCACGTTTATATTAACAATACGTTAGTAATTAGAAACGGCGATGACGGTGGCGGGGATCCTGTTCCGGGACACGGATCAACCCCGGCATCATCAGGTAGTGGCGATGTTTTTGCAGGATACCCAACAACAGCATCACTTGGTGAGGGACAGGTTGGTTACGTGCAAGAACCTATCACTGAACCTCCAACTGATGATCCTGTTATTTTAGCAGACGAACCTAACATTGTACACCAAAGAAGTTATACACCCGGAGGTGGCGCAATTGCTCCACGTGATGACGGTGGCCCAGTAGTTGACGCAGGCAATGCAGCCCAGTCTACATCTGAATATGTTCCTCCGTATGTTCCTACAAGCGGAACAGGTTCGTGTGCAAGACAAGACCTGGGCAAAGTATCAGAACGGTATGAGTCTAATGGAAATGCAAGTGCTATTGGTTACGATACAACAGGTGGCTGGAGTTGGGGAGCATATCAAATTGCTACCCTAACAGGAACCTTTAAAAACTATATGAGTTTCTGCAAAGTTAGGTATCCTGATATACATAGTGAACTGGCAAGTGTGGGTGGAGAACCTGCATTTAAAGCCGGAGGACGTGATAGTGCAGCAGCAGCAAAATGGAAAGCATTAAAGAGTAATTCTAACTTTCTGCCAAGCCAGCATGATTTCATTCAGGCAACACACTTTGATAAACTTGTCGCTAAGATTAAAAACAACACAGGGTTAGACATTTGTGACGGAACACATTGTTACGGACTACAAGACGCTATTTGGAGTATTAGTGTACAGCACGGTCCAGGAAGTAGTATTCCTATTAAAGGAATAAACGCAGTAGGTGTAGGAGCAAGTGATCCTCAAATTATTAGCGCGATATATGACGAGCGTGATAGAGTTGATGTGTATTTTAAAAGATCAACAGCCGCTGTTAGAGCATCTGTAGCAAACAGGTTTAGGCAAGAAAGAGCCGACTGTTTAGCATTATGTTAAAGAAAGGAATTATTATGAAAGATTTTAACATTAAAAAAGCATTTTGGTTTACACTTGGTATGATCTTTTTAGGCATTGCTTTTGTCGGTGTCTATATGCCAATGTTGCCATGGAGCACTCCGACAGTAATTGCTGCTTATTGCTTTGCCAAGTCAAGCGACCGTATGCACAATTATCTATACAATCACAAACTATTTGGACCATTCTTGATTGGCTGGCAAGAAAAGAAAATCTTTCCTACCAAATTAAAATATCTTATGATTGTAACAATGATGTCAAGTCTTGTTATTATGTGGTTCACAACAGGTAACATTAAAGCCATTGCATGGACAGGAGGCTTTATGGTATTAGTTGCCATCTGGGGTTGGAGATTCCCAGGCAGTGAAGAAATCTACAACGAACGTAAAAACGCAGGTAAAAGAATAGCATGGCTAAAATGAGACAAGTATCATTAGATCTTCTAATTGATATTGCAATGGAAGTTAACGAAGCAGATCCAATTGACTTTGGTCGATTAAGTGTTGGCAAACAAGAAGCATTTAAAATGATTGGGGCAAGTATCCTTGAACAGTTCGACAAAGAAGAGTACGACGAAAACGATAAAGTAATTTTGTTGGCAACTATTACAAAGTTAACTGTAGAAAATTTTCTGTTACATACAAAATTATTAGCACAGGAAAAAGACATTGAAGTGTGAAACAGGTGACATGGCTAAAATTATCTTCTCACTCCGTCCGGAGAATATTGGGAAGATAGTTATTGTCAGCGAGTACATTGGCAAGTTTAAACCAGGCGAACAGTTTGACTTTAAAGGTGTCGCTTGTATGTGTCCTATACACGATCACTACTGGTGGATCAATGCCCCACACGGACTAAGCAACTTATATGGAAATGCCGAACAGGCATACATTGCTGATAGTTGGTTAGAACCTATTCGTCCTGAAAACGATAAAATTTTTGAAAAAGAACGCATCGACAGACTTGACAAAGTCGCTGCTTGATGCTATAAATATACTTGTAACGTTGAAGCAAGTTGAACAACGGAGAAGACGCGGGGGCGGCACCCGCCCGCTCCACCATAAACACACTGTTGCCACTTAATCAATATATGCGGAGTGAAGCCGGCAGCACCTTCCGCGGGTTACCGAGGCCTGATCAGCTCGGGGCAGTGTGTTTATGATGGGGCGGAACCAGGATCGATTCACGGCTTATTAGACAAGTGGAGTTACCGGTAGGCGATGACCGTAAATCAAGCAAAACATATAAATGCAGACGAGAAGTTCGCATTAGCGGCATGACCGCTATGAGGTAACTATACCTTATCACCCAAAATAGTAGGAAAGCACCTTCGGGTGCTTTTCTTTTCTGTGCGACCTATTAGTGCTTGCTTATAAATACTTTTGAATACAAGACAACGAGGTTTTGTATTTGGATAAGGAAGTCCTTTTATTGAGTTTTTATAAAAGGAGAACATTATGGAATTAGGCTATGCCTTAAACACCTTCTACTTTCTCATGTCAGCAGTGCTGGTTATGTGGATGGCAGCAGGTTTCACAATGCTGGAAGCAGGAAGCGTTCGTACCAAAAACGTTACCGAGATTCTGGTTAAAAACGTTGCTCTGTACGCAGTAGCATCGTTAACATTCCTGTTCGCAGGATATGAAATCATGTATGGTGGTTGGTCACAACCAGAAGACCATGCATTAATGTCAGACTTTTTCTTCCAAGTTGTATTTGTAGCAACAGCAATGAGTGTTGTTTCAGGTGCGGTTGCGGAACGTAAGAAGTTATGGTCATTTTTGATTTTTGCGGGAATCTTTACCGCATTTATCTACCCAATCCAAGGTGCTTGGTCATGGGGCGGTGGTTGGTTAAGTGAAGCAGGTTTCTCTGACTTTGCTGGATCGGGTATCGTACACATGGCAGGTGCGGCGGCGGCTTTGGCGGCAGTATTGTTGATTGGTCCTCGCAAGGGCAAGTATGACAAGAACGGCAAGCCACAGCACATCGCAGGTTCAAACACTGGTCAAGTAGCACTTGGTATGTTAATCCTATGGATGGGTTGGTTTGGATTTAACGGCGGTTCGCAGTTATCTATCATTGGTAACGAAAACGCAGACGCAGTTGCCCAAATCTTTGTAAACACAAACACAGCGGCCGCGGCAGGTTTGATTGTTGCTATGCTACTTGCTAAGTTGTTTACAGGTAAGACTGCTCTTAACGCAACAGTAAATGGTGCGTTGGCAGGTTTGGTAGTTATTACTGCTGATCCTCTGACACCATCAGCAGAGATGGCGGCACTATACGGTGCGTTAGGTGGTTTGATTGTTGTACCATCAATGACACTATTAGAGAAATGGGGCATTGATGATCCAGTTGGTGCTATTTCAGTACACGGTACCGCAGGTATCTTAGGTCTGTTACTTGTTCCTGTACTAAACGCTGATGCTACATTAATGGCACAGTTGATTGGTACTGGCGCAATCTTTGGATTTGTATTTGTTAGTTCTTTAGTTGTTTGGGCAATCCTCAAATATACAGTTGGCATTCGTGTTGGCGAAGAAGAAGAACTTGCTGGTTCAGATCTATGGGAAGGCACAGGTACTGCTTACCCAGACTTTATGAAGTCGTAAAAGTTTAAAGCGACTTTCTTATCAAAAAGTAAAGCACCTTCGGGTGCTTTTCTTTTTTCCGTTTTGTAACACAACTGTAATAATATGCGCATTAAATAATATTGTTACAAACTGTTTGTAACATTTGTTTTATGAAAGAGGAAA